GAACCCATTCTCGAACTTGAGAATGTTGTTCATCATCCCCTGGACCTCCGACGTAATTACGTCTCGAGCCACCTGGGGGGACTTGGCTGCAGTAGCCATTGCGCCGTCAGTCAGTTGAATGGAGCCGACGATGAACTTACGCGCCGCTTTGTACGCGACGTAGTCCTGCTTGTCGGCAACCGGGAAAGCTCCACCGTCCTCGACATAGCCGATTGCAGTNGACCGCCCGACATGGATTTTGCCCTCAATGTGAGAGCCACTCCACGGCTTGCCCTTGGAGACAAGATTCCGCGATTTTGATGTGTGATTTAAAGTCTCGACCACCCCGTCCAGAAACTTGGTGAAAGTGAGACCGACGTTGCCAATATTTACCCCAGCCATGTGCTGCTCCTAATTATGATTCAATAGCAGGCTCGCCCTGTGCCATCCATTCGACATAGTCGTTATAACCTGCTTTCCGCAAAGCAGCGAAAGACGGAGTGCTTCCTCCCCCTTTAGCAGTCCTCTTCCCGCCAGATGCGGACCTTGGAACTGCTTGCCCTTTACGAATTTTCTGCCCACTTTTCGCCCTCGTCTCCAGGACTCCCTGGACGTAGGTGTCTAAAAATTTCTTCATGCGAGGCCCAATCTCCTTAGGCTCTGCTGACCACGCTCCTGAGAACGAGAGCACCAGTTCCTCGATTGGCTCCGCAAGCTGTGCTGCACGGTCTGGGCTGAAACTCTTGAGCAACTCTTCGCGAACCTGTCGGGTCTGCGAATTGTAATACTCATGTTGCTGACGTTTCTGCGCTTCAGCGGTTTCCTGCTGTCGCACCTGCTTCATCTGCTCTATCTCAGTCCTCAGTGCAGCAACCTCCGGGGTAAAAGCCCCCTTCGCTGCGTCACTCGCTCGCCGCAAAAAGTCACGCTCGTACTGCTCCTGCGGCGTGAGACTCTTCTCGGTTTCGCTAACTCGCTGCTGCTGCATCATCGCTAACTGCTGACGCTGCATCTCGAGTTGCTGCTGCGTGGCTCTGGATTCCTCCGCTCGAGTATTTTGGATCTGGCGTTGCATCAACCCCAGTTGTTCCTGATACCGAGCTTCGCGACCCTTCGCCTCCGCCTCGATTTCCTTGTTCTTGGCAATCAAGGTCTGAATGCGCTTATTCGCCTTCGACTCTGGAGCAGGTGGTGGAGTTTCAACTTCCTCTTCAGAAAGTTCCGCTACCCGCTCCGCCTCCAGCATTCCGCTGTCCAGACCGTGTTCAACCAAGTCCTGAATATCGGGTTCTGCCGGTTCGACCTCTTGGCCTGACTCCGCTGCCAATGCGCGTTGAATGTCCTGAAACTCAGTAAACTCACCCGCATCTTCACTCACGTCGTCAGAGGCTGTTACTGCCTCTTCCTCAAAGCTAACCGCACTTGCCATCATTTGCCCCTTAGGCGATTCCGTCGCCACTCGCAGTTGTGTCTTACAAGCTACGCGGTTACGCCGCGACCCGAATGCCCATAAGTACAAAATGATATTAAATTTTAATTAATTCCAAGTCAAAATATATTCTAACCTTCTCGCGTTTGTTGTACGCGAGCCTGCGATTCTGCCGCCCGGTCTGCCTGACCAACGGCTGTGGACGCCTCCACCGCGATTCCAGAGCCGCCACCAGGGACATGGCCCGGAGAATTAGGGGTCCCACCAGGGGCCGTCATCTCAGGCCCGCCGCCACCGGCACCACCCTCCATTCCACCAACAGGGGCCGGAGGACCACCCGTCACCGCCCACTGCGTGTAGAATTTCCATAATTCACGAACCTGGGTGCGAACCGGCTCACCTGTCCGCCGACCAGGACCCCGGAGCCAACCAAGTAGCTCTTCTGCAAAAAGCATCGGGTCATCTTCGAGATTAGGGAGGTGTTGCTCCCCCTGTTCGATGAGAAAAGGCACTCGAGACGCCGCAGCCCGCTCCGTTGACTCCACATCGTAACCCGAGTGCGGTAGATTAATTTTCGCGTGACGCATAAATGCCCGAATATCCGGCACCCCGGTGGCCGTATCGGTGAAAACGCCTGCATTCAAGAGATCCAACGCCTGAGTTATCCTCACAGCCGGGTTCCGAGACAGGCCATCCTCCTGCTCAACCTGCACATCGTAACCGGGGGTTAAATTAATCTGACCAAAGCTAAATGACTGGAGACCATCGTTCCCAACAGCGGTGAATAGCCGCTTCGGGTGATAGAACTCCTGGGCCAGAGCGAGAGCAGCCCGGTGCATGTTCCGCCATTCATTGTTATTTCTAACAAGAATCGGCCCAACCTGCTGGTCTGCCTCTGCCTCGATGATGGCCATCGCCCTGCCGGAGACATCCCCGACAGATAATCCCTGCTCCTGCTCAGTGATAGCGGCCTGCTGCCGAATATCTGCCGAGAGTTGAGCCTGCCGGTTCCAAACATCCCGTGGCACAGGGGGAGGGGTCTCGAAATAATTCCTTCCAGCCGCTGCATTGTAGGAAATAACCTGATCTGTGGTCGCGCTTAACTCGTCCGCGCTGATTCGAGACCCGATTGCCCTGAAAAACTTCGGTTTCAGCAGCAACTCAACATGCTCACGGAGTTGGGTCTCGATGTTGTTAATCTCTCGCTGCCGGTGCCAAGCCTGGGCAAGGAACGGCTCAAACCAGAACTCCCCGTCATTGGCATCAAAACCGAAGTGAAAGAACGGAAAACGACCTATGGAAGCGTACGGAGAGTCCCCCTGCTCCACGATCTGATCGTTCACCATGCAAATCAAGCGACCCTTGGGATATGCGGGGGTCGGCGCTTCATGAAACTCGTACACATAGACGTGGTCTTCGAGATATTCCACATCGGCGTTCGACTCCACGGAGTTGAAGCGCACCTCTGCTGTCCGGTCTGTGTAGATGTTGTCTTCCGACTGGATGGCTGAGGCGAACTCCGGGAATCGCTGTCTGACAACGGAGACATTGGCGACCTCCCGGTGACAGAGGCGCTGGGCCGAGACGATGTCCTCTGCGCCCGGATCAACGTAGATGTCCCGAGGGTCACGGACGTGGACCTTGATGTCCCCCTCCCGCACAACGATTAACGGGGTGGGCTCCTGACCTAAAGGCAAGTCTCCGAGTTGCGTCATCGGAGGAGATGTGCGCGATTCCTGTGAGACATCACCTACATTAGGAGCCACCCCCGAAGGTAGCTTCTCGGCCATCAGGTCCATCTCTGCCTGAACCTGCGCCGTAAACTCCGCCTGTTGAAGCTCCAACTCCTCTGTCCGCTGCGCTACGCAGACCGGGCATCGGGTCCCCTCAAGCGACGTGTCGTAGTCCCAGAAGCCATCGGTCTCGCAATAAGCTATCTCAGACCCGGCGGCGCTGTCCCAACTCACTTGCATGAAAGCGTTGCCCGCCCAGGGGAGCTTATTGTTCACATCGAGGTATTTGACATCCAAATCCTCCTTCCGCCGAAGCAGAGAGAGGAATTGGGTGGCTGTCCGCGCTGCATGTTGGTCATCGAAGTCCGCAGTGGCCGGGAGGACCACGCAGGTCGGGATGGACCTAGTCAACTTCCCCACCAGGGAGCGAGCCGTGGGCCTCAGTTGGTTATTCACCGACCTCAGCCGCTTCGAGTCCTCGAGACTCAGCTTAACGATGTCCCCGCTGTCCCGGTTCCGCACTACGAGTTGGTCACCCTTGAGGTAGAGCCGGTAAAGCTCCCAATCGTTCTCGTATGCCCGCCGAGCTTCTGCTGCCCGGTTGAACCAGCTACTCAGCTTCTGCGATAGCTCTTCATCAGCCTTCGGCTGCTCGTAATTCTCTGGAGGACTATAACCGTCAAACAACCCGGCGAAGTCTTGGCTAGTCTCGTCAACAGGCATCACACCCTCTATTTGTTATTGATCTCGTTCATTCGTTGCGTCAGATTCTTCTCGGCCTGCTGCTTCGCCTTCGCCCTCTCAGTGAGCGCAGACCTTGCTGCCTGGGCCTTCTCCTCGTCCGATAGGGGCGCGTCCTCAGGCCAGGATGCCCACCAATCCCCAAACTCACCGGAGGCCTGGGCGGTAGCCTGCTGACGAAGCAACTGCTCTTCGTCCACGCTCAAATCGTCGGTGCTCTTATCGTAAGGGTTTTTTGCTGCCAGATACCCAGAGACATAGGACTCATCCGCGCCACCCCTCCCGGCTGGACCCAGCCGCCCAAGAGACTCCCGCTTACTCAACTCAACAAGGGAGTCGATGTAGCTCTGCATCTCCGGGGTATCTCCCGAAATTTGATCCTCGATAGGAATGGGCTCTGGATAAGACCCCATCCATTCAGTAGGGGAGTCAGAGGGCCAGGACATCCCGTCAATCGACTGACCACCGCCTGAACCAATAGGGCCAATACCACCCGCAGCGGCCTGAGGACCGGGGCCTTCCCCACCCGAGACCAGCGGCTCCAGAGGCAGGTCCTCGATAGGATCACCCCCAAACCCCTGAGGGTCGAGAGCCTTCAGCGCGGTCGTCCAATTTGAGGGCTTCTTATCCTGAACAGACCACCATCGGTTGTACTCAGGCATCCCACCGGGGAACTGCTGAAGGACCCTGTCCATCGCAGACATCTCGGCGCTTCCATAAGTGGACGCATCCCG